GAACTCGCTGGATCTTCACGTAAATTGTCAGCGCGACAAACCCACGTCTGGCTCTGATCCTTGTTATCCGCCTTATAGGACATCAGGCTGGCCGGCGAAACAAAGACCTTTGGCTGACTATCCCAGTAGCCGGGAATCGTGATCGTCTGTCCCGATGGAACCGTCCCGCATTCAACTCGCTTCAAGCTTTTGTATTCGCGATACTGGCCACCGCGATAGCGCTGGAAACTGAGCGTGCCGGCGCTGAGCAAAGCGAAGTCGCGGTTGGGAAGCGACGGCGAGCCGTTGTATAAAGTGATGGCCCCCGAGCCGGCGAGCACCACGTTACCCTGGACAAACGACGAATTGAGCTTGGCCAGCACTTCTTCAGGTGTCAGGTTGACGTCAGCGCTGGTGATTCCCACGACGTACTCGCTCGACCATTGCAGTCCGTCGGTCCCGAACTTGTCGTAACCGGCGATGCGAATGTACCAGGTCTGTCCGGCAACGAAGGACACGCCACTTGGCCCTTGCGTCAGCACGATGACCTGATCGTGGCCGTCGTAGGCGATGTTTTCCGGAAGCGATACGTCGAAACCGGACACCGTCGACATAACGATTCGGACACCGGAAAAGTCAGTATCTGCCGGCAGATTATAGGTTCCGATCACTTGCAGATAGCCGGGCATGAAGGTCACGCCGTTGAGCAGACCGACCTGGGGATTTACGGAGGTCAGGCTGGCCCAGTCCGATTCTCCGGTCGGGCCTTTGGCGCGGACCCTGATCTCGACGCTGCGCCAGGGGCCGCCGTCGGCCTTGATCTGGTCGGCGTCGTAGTCATAGGTCAACGCCGTCGTGGCAAAGCTACGGCGCAACACGCTGGCCGCGTAGATCTGAACCTCGTAGGACGAAGCGCGCGCGCCGGCGCTCCATTTCCAGCGTGCCCGCGTAGACAGCCAGGTTTCGACTAAGCCGAGACCCTGTGGGCGGCCGGGCGGTGGAACTTCACCCGCTACGCCGGACCAGACCACCCAGGGACCTGCGATCTTGCCGACGGCGCAGGCGCGCACGTGCAGCGTGCCAGGTGGAACAGAAAACGAGAGATTATTTCCCGAGGTGTCGCCGCCAGCTCGGTGCCAGTCGAGCGCATCGCTACTCCATTCGACGACGTAGAACTGGGCGCCGGCCGCCGATGGCCAGGAGGCCGCGATCACCGGCGAGGCCGGGTCGCCGCTCTGGGAAACCAGCAGCGAGGCCAGGACTGGGCGTTCCGGCGTCTTGGGCAATCCCCAGCCGACCGCCGGTGGCGGCAAGGTGTTGGTCTGATCCGCCGTGTGCACACGCGGATCGTCGATCACCATCTGGACTTCGACCTGGCGGCCCTTCGGTTTCAAGGGCGGAACAACCTTTCCGAGCACATAGACTTCAGTCCCGATGCCGAAAGCGTAACGCGAGCGCTGCTTTCCGCCGCCAACGTAGGGCTGGAACGCGGCGACACGCTCGGCCAGAAGAACACGATCAGGCGCCGACCCGGCAGTGACCTGCCAGGGGCCACTGCGGCCGCCGGTCAGTGTGCTCATAATCAGGTAGTGCGTCTGGCCAGCCGTGAATTCAGGTTCTCCGGTCAGCACCAGCTCGGCGCCGATCGCCAGCCCACCATGGCCGTCATCGCCCGAGAAGGCCACCACTTCACCGGTCTGTGCACGATTGACCAGGGTGTGCGACACGGCAATCGTATCGAGCGGCAACAGCAGTCGCCCTTCCATCTCGGTGGAAAACTTCAGGATACGGCGTCGATAAAGGTTCTCGGCCGCGTCGGTAATGCCTTCACGCCAGGCCTGGTCGTGATCGCCGATGCCGAAATAAGTGACGCGTGCCGGCTTGGTCGAGGTGCTTCCGGTCAGCTTGCACTCGACCTCGCGCCAGTTGAAGACCTGCGTGTCCCAGTATTTTCCGATCACGTAGTCCGAGGTGCGATCGCCGGGCATGACGTACTCGACCTCGACCGAGCCGCGAACCATGTTTTGCGGTGTGAAGGTCGCACTCGGCACCATCACGGATTCGTCGCGGGCGAAAGAATACAAGCCCGCGATCTGGAACCACACGGCGCGGCCGCATTTGAGACAGCCGGTCAACGCTTCAGACACGGTGCTGCGCGTGTCGAATGTTGCATCATAAGTGTCCCCGCGAGCAGTCCATATTTGCTGGAGCTGATAGAGCTTATCGAGGTCGATGAGCGCGGCTACGACAGACTGGCCATAGTTGGCCATCAGGATATCGGCGGCAGCCCAGGCGATCGAGCGGGTAGCCACCGGCGCTGTCCAGCCACTCGGCGACCAGGTTTTAACCTTGCCGATGCCCTGCACAAAAACCTTGCGCGCCGAGGCTTGCGTGAGCTGGCTGGACGCCTTGGCTTTCATGGCGATGATCGTGTTGTCGGGATAGACCAAAGCGCCCGGAAGGTAGGCTCGCAGCGCTGCCCAAGTCACTTCGTGACCAGCGCGCGAGCTGGTATTCTTGACGTCGACGCGGGTGGCGCGAATGGCGTAACGCCCGCTCGTTACGGCAAAAACCTTGCTGCGGCGCTGCGGCGTGTTGGTCGCCAGAGACAGCACTTCGTCGCCCAGAGTGAACCAGGCACCCGAGTGGTTGCCATTCACGTCGATGTTTACCGCCTGGAAACGAATCTGGATCGATAGGGTGGCGAAGCTACCATCGTCGTTAACCAGGTATAAACCTTGCGGACAGACGTAATCAATGCCAATTCCCGTCGCTACCGTGCCGGTCGCCACGGCGACGAAGCCGATTTCGCCGCCAATCCAGGTGCCTTGCAGCAATTCCTGGCCAGCCACTTCGCCGCTGTTCTGAACGCGGCCAGGCACCAGCGTGATCGCGTGGCCCGGCTCGACGATCTCGTACTGGATGTCTTCAAATGCCGATATGTCGGTATCTTCGATCGTGATTTTATCGATCTGGTAATGGCCCAGTCCGACGTCGAAGATCTCGTAGAGATAGTTCTCGTTTTCGATGAATTCGCCGTAGGCCTGGGCGCAGTAGGCCGGAGTGAAGCGGAAGCGACCGTAGTGCCGGGGACGTGGCGAGCCGAGACGGTTGGCGTTGCCCTGAGCGCCGAGCGTATAGGTCGGGCTGGGCGAGGCCATCTCAGCCTGGGTTTGAGCGGCAGGCGTCTGTGCCGGTGCAGTCAGCGCCGAGATCAGCAGATTACAGCCGAGCATATAGACCGCTTGCGCCATCCCTGTCGATAGACCCAAAGAAGTGCCCAGGTAACCAACGGCGGCCGGCATGAACATGATGGCGGCGATCATCAGGACGGCGGCCAGCGGATTTGAGTCACCATTGCCGCCGGCATGCGGATGATCGATCAGAAGGATCAAATCACCCTTGCGCGGGCGATAGACGGTCCATTGCGCACGCGGAATCCACTCGCCGTTAATCGCGCAGATGGTGTTTTGTTGAACCAGGTCGTGACCGCGCCCTTGCAGCCAGCGATCGAGTCGATGCCGGCGGTCGATGCGCTCGATGCTGCGATCGCGCGGATGCAACAGGCTGGGCACATGGACGATGGTAGCCATGTCCGGGCGCTTGGCCCAAGGTAGATCGGCAAGCGGATCGCGCAGCAGATCGTCGGCCGGGATGAGCTCGGTACTCACGCGCAGCGTTCCTGTAGGCAGACTATCACGTCATCGACCGGACGATAGAAGCGCACCAGGTTGTAGGCCATCAGGCGGATGTGCAGGCGGCTGTGTTTGCAGACGCCCATGCCGGCGATGGCATGGATGACGTTGCCGCCATCGACGTCGGCCCAGACTCCGATATGCGCTTCGTCATTCATGCGGCCCATGGCCACCAGGTCGCCGTCCTTCGGTACCGGCACTTCGCACCAGCCGTCTCGGCCGGGATGATCGCGCAGCAGTTCGATCAACTGGCGCGGACTCAAGCCATCGACGTCAATGGCGAGCTGGGGCAAGGTGCGGCCGAAGTAATCGCGCTCGATGGCGCAGGCCAGACCCCAGCAATTGAAGGCGTCCGGCCCCATGGCGCCCTTGACGTAGGGCTTGCCGTTGTAGCGTTCTGCCCAGTGGCTCATTCCGCCAGCCCCGGAAATTCGGTCGTGGTGTAATCCAGGCCGGGAAACGGTGTATTGACGATATCGCCGAAGGTGGCCGCCGCCGTGGCGGTGAACACGTTGGACTTCGCTTCGGTCAGCGACAGCACCCAACGCCCGCCGAGTCGGGCCACACCGTTGCGCACTTCGCAGCCGCGATAGACCACGGTGACCTTGGTCTGGCTGGAGCTGGCCAGCGTCAGGGCGTTGCCGATCTCCTCGGAGATGTTGTCGATCGACATCTGCAACTCGCCCGATGTCGAATCGACATCGGGCAGTTCGATCTTGAAGGCCAGCGCGACGAAGAGCACTGACGCGCCGGGATCTGCGGGTGCGTCGATCTCCAGCGGTGCCGTGATCGATTCCGTGTTGTTGACCACACGCATCGGCTGAGTAAAAGCCGGGTGCAGGAATTCGAGGCTGTCGAGCAGCACGGTGTCGGCAGGAGCCGCCGCATAGGCTTCACGCGTGGCATCGTCGTAGGAAAATGGCATGCTTTTATCCTATGCAATCAGCGCATCAAGCGCTGCCTTGGTGATAAACGGGCGGTTTCTGGTTTCCAGCTCGAGCGAGACTTTGAAGTTCCCGCCGGCGACCAGGCTGTGCTTGTAATTGTTTGTCTTGAAGCGCGTCTCGGCGGCGTAGATGCCGGAACCACAGGGCAAAGGCATGGAGAACCACTCGGCGCCATCGTTCAGATACCAGTGATGCCAGGCCTCGAAGATCTTCATCTCGGCCGGCGTGAAATCGACGCTGGCGGTGTAGGAGACGGTGATCAAGGTACGCGTGCGGCGCACCTTAGCGGCGCCATCTTCCATCTCGGTGCGACTGGTGGCGTCGGCCGGTTCGATATCAACCGGCAGTTTCGGCGTGGGCAGGATAGAGGGCCAGACGGGAAGCGCCATGTCAGCCTCCGCGCGTGCTGCGGCCGCGACTGACGGCGCCAACGGTTTGCAGGGCGTTGGTCAATTGGCCTTGCCCTTTGACCAGATTACGTGCCAGATAGCCATCGGCCTGCTCGAGGAAGATCTCAATGCTGCTACTGCCGTTGTTGGTGTTGCTCTGGACCGAGCTGACGCGGGCGCCGGCCGCTTCGTGGATGTGGATCTCGGGCGCCGTGGCGCCGCCGTTCTTGACGTGGCGCGGATCGTCTTCGGTCAGGACTTCTTCGCCGACTTTGCCGACGATCAGGCGTTCGCCACTGATCAAGCCGCCCTGGTGAAAACGCGGTGCGGCCGCGATCTGGGAAGCGGAGAAGGAAAGCCCGGTGCGGAACATGCCGTTAGCACCAATGATGCCGCCTTGATGTTTAACACCGAGGCCCATACCCCAGTTGGCCGAGTTGAATCCGGACCCGACGCCAGTGTTGATTCCGGATGAACTACTGCTGCCGAACAAGCCACTGAACATGTTACCCAACAAGCCAAATATTCCGCCGCTGTTCGAGCTGCTACCGGACACCTTAAAAATCTCGTCGGCCAGGTGTTCTGCGGCCAGATTGACCATCTTGGTCCGGATGGCATTAAGTGCGTCCATCGCCGCTGCGCCAAAACTCTTGCTGCGATTGGTGGCATCGGTGAAGAAGCCGGCCAGTGCGGATTTAGCGGCGCCGTTGAAGGTCGACGTCCATTCGTCGGTAACCGTGGAAAAACGCAGCCACTGGTTGCGCATTTCGGCGATCTGCGTGGCCAGTTGCGGGTATTTCTCGGCCAACTGATCGAGCATCGGGATCTGATCCTGCAAAGACGCGCCGGCATCACGTTGCAATTGGAGGATCTGCGTGCGAGCATCGATCTCACTGGTCAGTCCATTATCCTTGAGGATGTTGATGCGCTGCTCTTCGGCCGACAGCGTACCCATGGTGCGCTGCCAGGCGGACTGGATCTGCGTCAGACGATCCTTAGCCGTTTCGACATCGATCATCTTCTCAACCAGATCGACGCCACCGGGTACATCGGCCGCGTTAATTTTGGCCTCGGCGAGCACGTCCTTGTAACGCTTACTGACCGCCGCGCCAATCTGTTCCGGCGTCGCTTCGCCCATCATCTCAGCCATCTTCAGGCGCAAATCGTCGTGTTTTTCGCGCAAGGTCTTGAGACTGG